CACCCAACCAATAAGTTCTGTTTTCTTACCAGTAACTGGTGAAATATACTCAGACTCTGTTGACATAAATACAGAATCACTTTCTGCACAATAAAAAATGTTCTCCATTTTTACATCTGCAGCAATGCCTTTGAAAATCATCTGACCATTGACTTTTTCAATTGACAATATGTTGCAGAGTTCATTTGCTGGAGAATCAACTATTGATAATTCAACAAGCGAGTAATCCTTAATAAATCGGACACTTTGTCCTGTAGACTTATTTACTTCTGTATCTGAGTCTAGTATTTTTCCGCCGATTGAAAATCCTGTTAGAGTGCCGTCTAAAACTTTTTCCCAAGTGTCTTGTGCGCCTTTTGAAATATATGCATCAACATACACGCCATTGTAAAATTCTTTATTTTTTGGGTCATAATAAGTTTCTGGCCTAAAAGATGCGACTTTGCCAACCGCCATTGGTTGATGCATTTCTCTTAAGTTTCCACGGAAACTTTCAAATGCTTTCATGCTTGCTTCTTGCGTGACAACGTCACCAGTCTGATCTAGGTTATCAAGTGTGGCGAAACCTGAGACTGTTCTTTTTTCTCTGTTGACCTTCGTAAACGGAACTGATAAATTAATAACATTTCCGTTAGAAGACCAATGGGATTTTTCAATGGTCATATGTGTATATTATAGGCTTTTATATATCTAAAGGCAAATAACTAGTTGAGTAGGACTACTCAACTTGTCTGCCGTCACCTTTTGAATTTCTTCCCTCACCTGAATTATCTGGGGAATTTGCAGACCTTTCTTGGTCTCTAGTTCTACTATTCATGGCTTCAGCTTTAATTTCAGCAGCCTGAGCAGCTAAATCTACCACTTCGTCGCCGCCTTCTCTTGGGACCATACCCTTTCTAATTCTAATTTCATTAGGGGTAATTACCTGGAATCTCAAATATCTTTCATCAATTTTGGACTGAGTATCTTCATCAGTTAAACTTAATTCATTAAATTTAATTTCTAAAGCATCGGTCATTTCACTAACTATTTTATTTAATTTCTTTTCTAAATTCTCTTGTGCTGGACGACATACTTGCTCTTTAAATGTTTTATCTGCATCACGAGCATTTGCTAGTGATATTCCAGTAGCCGTTCCAACTTTATTAATTGGAACTCTATGGGCCATTAATATTTCATCTCTATTTGATTGACGATATATATTAAATGAAGACTCTTGGGTTCCCGCCTCAATTGGCTCCATTTTAAATTCAGTTTTTGAATCTGGAGAATCTGGTGGTAGTGGAATATACAATGATCTATGATTTTTGCCACGAAGGCCAACCTGGAAAAACTCTAATAATTTACGTTCAGACTCAGGCGATAATTTAGCACCCTTAACTGTAATAATGTATCTTGGAACAGCTTTATTCTCAAAATAATCTAAGTTATATTTACCCGCAAATTCGTTTCCAGCCATAGCATTTTGTGCTGCAATGATATCTGGAATTCCGTAATAATTATTCTTAGGTGTATATTTCTTTAAATGAATAATTTCATTAGGACGATCTGCTGCGCCTGCGACTGGATTAGGAGTTTCGGTATCTCCGAAGTTACGGAAGAATACGGCCTTGCCATATAGCAACTGTACAAAACCGTCTCTAAGGCGTCTTACACGCATTGTTTTTGATGGGATATGTCCGATGTACCCTATCCTCCCAGAAGTCGTTCTACCGACCTCTAGATAGGCATTACCAGTGGCTTCTAGGTCAGTGTAAAACTTAATAAGTGTCTCTTTAAAAGTTTCCTCTTCATTGCAATCCTCTAGCCATTTATGTAAATCTTGTCTAATTCTATTTAATTTCCGACGAGCTCTTTGAAGTTGTTTTTCATCTTCTATATCATCTAATAAATCAGTTGTTTTCTTTGTCTCAATAAAGTCAAACCCTAGGCCAACAATGTTGGCGACCTTAGCATTAATTGCTGCATAATTATATGGAGATATTTCATATATAGTAGATAAATAATCTAAATTGTACTCAGGCATAACAAGATCAAAAAGAGCATATCCACTTACTGCCTGCTGAGTCAATAATTGCTGTGTCCCAGTTCCTTGAGTACCAACAAATTTCTTTTGTATATCCCTAGAGGCTTTTCTTCTTATTGCTGGGCCAAGGCCAGATATTTTTAATATCTCTTCGCCTTCTACTGAAAATGGATCATTACTTTTTTCAGTAATTGAATTATTAAATCTCATCCAGTCAGCAACATTTGATATTTCTATATTGCTTGAATTAGAATCTTCTTCATACTGAATCATTTTAAGCCCTTCTTTAGTTTAGCCATTTCGTCTTTGTAAACTCCAATATCTAGTGGATCTGGAGTTAGTCCCCATCTAAGCCTTTGTTTTTGATATTCAAATTCTTCATCATCAATCTGTCTGCTTCCCTCAAGAAACTTTGGCTTCCCCTCTTCAATTCCATAATGTCTTACTGCTTGCGCTAACAAATCTATTCTTTGTCTATCACCTATTTTTGAAGGAATTGATAGGAAGTTTCCTTCATCATCGCCGATCCATCTGCCATCTGGCATTTCCCAAACATATACGCCAAGGGTAGTCTCGCCTTGTTTAACCTGGCTTTTTATTCGTTTGATATCCATAGGTAATTATTTTACCACTTTCAATGCCTTAAGTCCAGCTTTTTGTCAACCCAAATGACAAAACTATAGGTTATTTAACAACACCCTGTCTCTAGAATAGGTTTTGACAGCCTCTTCGGTTATTTCAATAACAGAATCATTGACCTCAATTAGATCTTTGCCTATGTATAAATTATAGTGCTTTAAATGGTCTATTAGGTCAGATTCGTATATAGCTATATTTTGATACATATTGTTGTCTAGGACTCCTGATCTATTCCCGCCGTCCTGTTTTCCATTTAGCCAAATTTGCCCTGTCATGGAAGATGTGGTTTTTATTAAAATATAATTTGGGTCTTCCAGATATAAGTAACTAGATATATTTGTTGCAGAGGATAAATCTTGTCCATTTATAAAAAGTCCAGCAATATTATTTTTTGATATAGATCCATCTGCCGCCCATGAAATATAAGACTCTGTTGATCCAGTTTTATTATAAAATAAATATCCATTAGATAATGATTTAGGGGATAATATCATTTCTAAAGATTTAACATCTTTGAGGGTGTCTATATAAAAAACTGAGTTGCTTGTTGTTATTCCATTATCACTATTTCTTAACAATATATTGCTATTGTCGTTAGATATTGATATTTCCCAAGATGATCCAGAATTAGGTTGTGATGTAGATATTACACTTCCGCCGCCATGTGCTGATAATTTTTTCTCGTCATAAAAGTGAATTTTAATATAATACAATTCGGGTATGTATACAGTAGAGTCTTCAGACTCAAATGTTACTTTAAAACATAAAACTTTATTAGTTAGAAAATTTAATCCCTGACTAAATCCTGGCAAAGCTTTTCCATTTTGGCATTCTTGCCACGGCCCAGATTCTCCGTCAGTAGAAATATAAACTGAAACACCTTCACTAGATAGCCATTCTATTTTAGAAGAAACATAATTTTGCCAATATGGTAAACTAATAACTTTTATAAACTCTCCGCTAGAAGATGACGGGGATAGATAAAGACTATTTGTATATTCTCTATACAATATATCGTCATCTACATGAAATTCCCAACTCAGTTGTGCTGGAAATGCAATTGTTGTTTTTATATTTTGATGTCTTTCAGACGCCTTAAAAAGTTCTCCAGAATCTGGTAAAACTATATTAGACTCAGTGTTTGAGAAAAAACTATTAAAATGACTTAAAACTTTATTTGCAGTAAGAGAGTATCTGTATATTGCTGGAGCATCAACTAAGAAGTATTCATTTAAAGATGCGGGTCCACAATTAAATGTAAGGGTTTGATTTGTAAAATTAATTCTAGATACAGATTTTGATATTACTTGTATTCCATTTATATACAAAATCATTGCTCTTAAACTATACACTGCAACTATGTGCATAGACCTATTATAATTTGGAACTGAATAATAAAGAATTTCATCTTCTAATTTAAATACTATATTGCCTTTATCCCAATACAGCCCTACTCCATTTGTGTCTGCAAGTATCGGGGTTTCTTCCGTAATGTTTTTAGGATGAAACCATATCTCTAAAGAAAAATCGTTGTCTGATGTTTTTGTTGTTCCAAATCCACCAGTTCCAGTAGTTCCGCTAAAATCATTAACAATGTTAAATTCTAAGTAATTACTATTTGTTATTTTGGTAGAATGGCTACCACCCTCTACTAATGGAAATTTTTGTATTAGCGGAATTCCAAAATAAGTTCCATTATTACCACAACCAGAACTGTCATAAGCGGTAGAACCAGAAGACTCATCTAGCTTCCAAAAGCCAGAAGGGTGGTCTTTAATCACAGACAAATAATATGACATAGTTTATATTGTATCAGTTAAACCATCCAGTGTGTAGTGTACATTATCTTATTGCCTTTTGTTACTGGGAGAGACTCATGCAGATATGGGTGTGTAGATGGGAAGAAGACTAGGCTTCCTGCTTTTGGCTTTATCTTAATATCTTGATTTTTAAAATATATCTCCCCTCCTTCGTAGTCATCGTTTAAATAACATACTAAGGAATACCTCAAGTTGACACCTGTTCCATTTGGATCTTCCGCATCACAGTGAGGGCCCATTCCTTTTCCAGTACTATATTTTGATAATTTAATATTATCTAAAGCCATTTTTGGTTCTTCTTTTACTTGATTCATTGAAAATATTCTTTTTGCACATAATTCGGGAGCCATTATTAAGCTATTTATAACATACAAAATTTTTTTATTTAATTTATCATTTCCAGTATTAATATTTCTTTTTTCTGTATATATAAATTTTGATAATCCGTATAAGTGTTCTTCGTCAGTACTGGCCCCCCACGTAGACCATTTAGGTATAATTTCGTAAGATTCGCTTTGCCCATCTAATTCTTCTATCATTTCAACAAGCTCTTTTGGATAGCTAATAACATTTTCAAAGTAAGTTATTCCCATCTCATTAAAAACTATGTCAAACATTGTATACATAGATCTGGGTTTTATATTTTTAATCTCCATCGATTTCTCCAGTTTTTGCTAATTCAGCATCATATTGAATTCCATGAGGAGTTTGTCTTTTTCCGCTTATTCTTATCTCTTCCCACTCTTTTTGCTCAACCTTTTGTTTTTCTCTAGTTTCTAAAATTTCAGCTGCCCATCTATCTTTAGTCTCTTGATCATAACTTTCTTCAGGCCTATCATCCCAAAAAGATCCTACAGTATATCTGTCATTTTTTAAAACAATTGTAACTTCGTGTGTATTTTCATGACCTCCATCAAATATTGCAAAAGAGCCGACTTTTGGCTTTATTGATAAATCAAAATTTTTAAAATTTAGATTTCCGCCTTCAAAGTCGTCATTTAGATATAAAAACCCAGCATACCTACTTCTTTCAAAAGCACTGGGTAAGCCATCATAACTGTTATCAGAATGAAAACCAGCGTATGCGCCTGGTATCCATTTTTGAGAATGGAAACTTATTTTGTATGCTTCTCCGCCAATAATTTGTTCTGCGGCCCATTTAAATTTTTCTTCTAAATCATCAAAAAAATTATCTGGTAAGCCTGCATCGCTATACCATTTTGCTAACTTTTCTTTATCATCTGTTAACTGATTAGGCATATTATAAGCATAAGACTCGTAAAAAGATATTGGGTGCCATTGAAAATCTCCGCTTTCAATAAGATTGTTGAACATTTTAATTATTCCATCACATTCTTCTTTAGATAAAAAATTTTCATAGACCCATATTGGGTGAGGTCCTTCTTTATATTTTATTAAATTCATTTGTATATGTCTCCTATTGGCTTATTGTCAACAACTTCTTCATAAGAAATTATTTTGTGATCTCTCACATACAACATATTTCTTGGATCTTCATAGGCTACCCTTTCAAGTTCTTTTTGAGCCCACCTATATGCGCCAAATCTTTTTTGGTTTTTTATCCATTCCTCAGATCCGTCATAATCAAACATTATAAAATTTCTTATAAAAAATTTATTTCCATCAGGTATTGTTTTTACTCCATGATAATATGGTTCTCCAGATGGGAAAATCATTAAGTCTCCAGCTTTTGGTTTATGATTAACAAATTTACCATCTATATAAAACTCTATGTCTCCTCCATTATAATTATCATTTATATAAAATGTGCATGTCGTATGAAATTTTTCTCCAGGCATTTCTTTTTGAGAAATTATAAAGTCAGTATGATACTGCATGGTCATGTTGTTTTTTAACGCATCTATTTGATTAAAATATTTACACCAAGATTGTCCGCTATATCTAGCCCCTTCTGGTATAGGTATATTAGTATGCTTAAAATAATGAGATATTGCTTTGTCGTAGGAATTTGCAATTTCGTCAAAAAGATCTTTTTCTAGGTGAAACATTTTTGCTTTTTCTTCAGGCCACTCTTGTGGCTCCTTAGATTGAGTATATGTTCCGTATTGAGCCCATGGAGTCCAATCCTTAAAAAAATACTTACCGTTACTGCTACTCTCTGACTCCATCATTATCTTGTAAGCTAATTCTGGATCCTTTAGCATGTTTCTATAAAGTATTACTCCTGGAATTAACTCTTCCCATTCAATACCATCAATATCATCTACTATATTTAACTTATGCATTTGTTATCTTGTCCTTATCCCCATAATATTTAATCCAGGATGGTGATTTAAATTGATTTGAATAATCTTTTGGGGGTTGGTTTTCTCCAGTATGTTTTACTATTGTCCAAAAAAATGGAGATGTAAATCTATTTCCAGATTTTACTGGACGAACTCCGTGTGCGTAATGCTTGTCTCCTGGGAAAAAATAAGCAGCTCCAGCTTTAGGTTTAAATTCTATTCCCTGTCTAGGAAAATATAGCTCTCCACCTTCATAATCATCATTAAAATAAAATAATCCAGCTATGTCATACCATGGGAAATCATTTGGCCTTCCTTCTTCCTCACCAGTATGAAATTCTTTATCAGCATGTGGCTCCTGCCTTGCTCCAATTGGCCATTTTACTATTGCTGGGCCAGTAGCTTGAACATCAACATTAAAAAATTTATCTACTTCTATCTTTAATCTATTTATCATATCCCAAAGCAATTCTAGAATACTAGGATCAGATTTCATTAATGAATTACCCGTACAAACTCTGTCTTCCCACACGTTTGCATCATAAAGAACCAATCCGTCTTCGTCTACGTGCGTTTCCGTAACATCCCAAATTTTATTATTTAAAGCAAATTCTATTAGCCTTTTTCTTTCTTCATCAGTCAAAAAATTTTCTAGTTCTACAATATTGTCTGCAGAATTTCCAAAAAAACCAGATGGCGTTATTGATATTGGGGCACGACCTCCACCCATTGTTCCCTTATTAACTATTTCCATTTTGCCTCCATATATAACTATACCATATATTCATACGCTATGCTTTTTAACCTTTAACTTTAAAGATTTTACTTCATGTACCCCTAAAGAGTTTCCTCTATGATCTACCCCATCTCTATAAAAGTTAGACCACTCACCTTTTTTGTTAATATCATTTACAGCTTTAGAATAGTCATAAAGCTCTGTTTCTAAAATTTTATTGGGGTCAAGATCGCCTTCTTCTATGTGTATTTCAGAATTATTTAATTCAGATAAAGATATGGGAATAATTGAACATATTGGAAATCCAGCTGGAATAGTTATTTTTTTGTTTTTTTCGTTTATCATCCATGCTACAGGTAGGTCGGCCCTAAAAAATGATGTACTTATCAATGTTGTAAAACATTGCGCTCCTTGTATAAAATAATTTGGAGCTGGCATAATAAGAAGAGTTTTATTCTTTTCTGTTTTAAATTTCATTCCAGTAGTAAAGCTTACAGTTGCATTAGCTCTAGCAGGATAAGCATACTCTTTGCCCTCTATTATTTTTACGTGATTTGGATTGGAATCACTTATTCCATCCCAAATAAATGAGATATCTTTTGGAAAACTTATCTGCCATCCAAGGGTGTTCGCAAGTGTTACTGGAAAACAATGATATGCATGTTTTTGCCATGTCTCATCCATCCATGTCCTTTTTACTGGCAAAGTGTCCAGGTTACAATGATTAGATCTAGTAGGATATGCCTTTATGACTTCCACTAAAATCACTCTCCCTAGGAGTATTAGAATTAGTTCTTTTCATTCTAAGTAGGTCAAAATCTGGGTTGTGTGTGTTGTCATTATAATCCAACATTGTTACTATTGAGTATTTAATTCCTGACTTAACTGGCATAGCTCTGTGAGAAAATAAATATGTTGATGGGAAAATTACAAGGTCTCCTGCTTCTGGCTTTATTAACAAATCTATTTTAGGAAAATATAACTCTCCGCCCTCGTAGTCATCGTTTGGGTATGCAACTAGTGAAACAGTGGCTATATAAGAAAATCCATGATCTGCATGTTCTTGAAAATGTTGTCCATGTTCATATTTTACAAAATTCATAGCTTCCCAGTAATTCATTTGTAGACTATAAAGACTGCAGTAGTCATTGACTGCCGCAATTTGCATTTCATATGCATATTTCCAAATATTATTTAAAGATTTTCTACTTTCTGAAGGCTCTACAGATTCATGTTTTTGTATTTTAAAATCTAAACAATCTCTATATTGTGGAACTTTTTGTGCATATCCTACCAAAGCTTCTGACCATTTATATTCAGAAGGATAAAGTTGTAAAAAACCTTCAACCTTATCTATTATTTCTTTATTAATTTGATTTTTATATACCCATACTCCAGGAAAAACTTCATTTTTAATCATATTTGTTTGCACAAAAATCCAATCTATTCTACGAAATTAGTTCCATCCCATGTCATTCCAACGGTAAAATCTGAAAATGGCATATCTGTAATTTCTAATGCAGAGATTCCATTAATTTCTGCATCTTTATATAAGTCTCCTCTAGCTTTAGTGTGTACTAAAGCTATTCCCATAACCTTATTATCGGAAACGAGAGCAAATCTATGGTTCGCCATATTAGAAATTTCAGAATCGTGCTCTGAAAAACTATTACCGTCCCAAGTTGAACCTAGCTGAACTTTTTTATTTTCTGTTATGTCTTTTGTGAAAAAATTAGAAGAAAATAAATCAGAGTATCTCTGAAGTCTTTCTTCTCCATCTTTCAATAAATCCATCTCAACAAAATCAATTATCTTATTTGAAGACATAATGGCCCATACTTTTTTCATTTTTCTCTCCTTAGTGTAATTTTAGCAAAATTAAATATTCTGGTCAACATTTTAATAGAACCTGATACCTCCGCCACCACTAAATGCTGGTGGAACGAAGAATATTGGTGGGAAGAATGGTGGGCTAAAGAATGCTGGTGGGAAGAATGGTGGGCTAAAGAATGCTGGTGGGAAGAATGGTGGGCTAAAGAATATTGGTGGGAAGAATGGTGGGAAAAAGAATAGTGGTGGGAAGAATGGTGGGGTAAAGAATACTGGTGGGAAGAATGGTGGGGTAAAGAATACTGGTGGGAAGAATGGTGGGGTAAAGAATACTGGTGGGAAGAATGGTGGGCTAAAGAATACTGGTGGGAAGAATGGTGGGGCAAAGAATGCTGGCGGGAAGAATGGTGGAGTGAAAAAGCTTGGAGCTAAAGTTGTAACTGAATTTGATGCTGCAGAAACTCCAGAGTTTCCATTAGCGTTTATAGCATAAACTGTATATGTTTGAGCAGTATTTGCTTCCTGAGAAACTGTAACTGATGTTGATGTTGTAGGTCCTCCTCCAGGAGTTCCTCCAGCAGCATTTGTTTTACCGTCGGTAGCAGCCCAGATATATCCAGTTATTGCAGATCCGCCATTTGCTGGGGCTGACCACGAAACTGTATCTTGATTTACTCCAGCAGTAGCAGATGGCGCTCCTGGTGTTGCTGGAACAGTTGTTGCAGTGGCTGAAGCAGTATTTGAATTTTCGGCATTATTAAAAGAATCTTCTGCACGTACATAATAAGAATAAGAAGTATTACTTGCTCTTCCAGTATCTGAATAAGTATTAGTTGGATGATTTACTGTTGTAAGTGATGAACCATCTCTAAATATTCTGTAAACTGTAGGGGTGTTACCAGTTGTTGGATTAGTCCAAGATAGGTCTATTCTTCCATCATTAAATGCTCTGCCAGAGGGCACATTTGTTGCTGTTAGATTGGTTACTGGATTTGGTCCAATAAAGTTATCTTGTGCTGAAGATTTTCTTCCTATACGTTTATTTTCCATTTACATTCTCCTATTTATTATGCGCTCAAATCTCCAGCTAGCAACCAAGTGTCAGTTGCTACCTTAGTAAGTGTTGCTGAAGAGTATGTTGTTCTTAATTTTAATCCTGGAGTTTTTAATATTGTAACTCCAGCTGCTTCAACAAAGTTTGCTCCTGTACCTGCTGACTGGTAGAAGCTTATTGAAGTACCTACAGGATATGCTGTAGTTGAATTTGCTGGAACTGTAACAGCATATGTACCAGAAATTGGTATCAATTGATCCCTTAGTGCTAATCCACCAGTTGATAAATTGTATGCTGCTCCAATTGTAGTTCCAATTGTTGTTAATGATGGAACACCAGCTTTTGTTTGAGTTCCATCTGTAAATGCTACTCCAGAAGCCGCAACAGTTACTGTTCCTGTAAATGTTGGTGAAGCAAGTGGAGCTTTTGCGTCTAATTGTGTCTGAATTGCTGATGTTACGCCATCAACATATCCAAGTTCTGTAGCAGAAACTGTTCCAATTGATGTTGTGTTTGGTAATGTTACTGTTCCAGTAAATGTTGGAGAGGCAGTTGGTGCAAAACTGTTATATGATGTACCATCATTTGTAAATTCCCAATTATCATTTGATTCATTCCAACGAATTTGTACGTCAGCAGAATCTCCACGCTTAATCTTTATTCCTGCATTTTCTGATGGAACTCCAGTTGTAAAGTTAGAATTAAGGTCAATGATATTATCAGCCAAAGAAATTGTTTCGCTGTTAACAGTTGTAGTTGTTCCGCTTACTGTTAAGTTTCCACCAACAACAAGGTTTCCATTTACCTCTGCATTGTCATTAATATAAACTTTTCCTGAGCCATTTCCAGACAAAGATAAATCTGTGTCTAATGTCTTGCTAGAAATTGTATCTATTGAAATAGCAGAAGCAAAGACAATTGGATTTCCATCACTACTTGTTATTTGATTGCCTGCTTGAATTGATATGGGGCCTTTAATTTGAATATTACCTGATCCTGTTGGATCAAATTCAATGTTACCGCTACCGCTTGTGCGTAATGATAAGTTTTCATCAGCATCAGCGCTTACAACAATGTTTCCAGATTCGTCTTGAAGAACTTTTTGTCCATTAACATATAAAGATCCTGGACCAACATATAGGTCTTTCCACATTTTTGTTGGGGATCCAAGGTCGTATGTATTGTCTGTAGATGGAACAATACTTCCACCTGCTGTTACTGTTGGAAGAACTACTGTTCCAGTAAATGTTGGAGAGGCAGTTGGTGCCTTGGCATCTAGTTGTGTCTGAATTGCTGATGTTACGCCATCAACATAACCAAGTTCTGTGGCAGAAACATTACCAATTGATGTTGTTGATGGCAAAGTAACTGTACCAGTAAATGTTGGTCCTGCAAGATCTGCCTTGGCAGCGAATGAGGCTGAGAGTCCAGAAATCTTAGATTGTGCTATTTCTGCGCTAGCAGAAATGTCTCCATCAACAATTGTTCCATTTGCAATCTTATCTGATGTAACTGCTCCATTTGCAATTTTGCCAGAAGTTACTGAGTCTGTAGCTAGTTTAGAATCTGTTACCGCTGCGTCTGAAATTTTAGCTGTAGTGACATTTGAGTCTGCAATGCTTGTGGTCATTACAGAATCTGCTGCTAACTTATCCGCTGTAACACTGGCATTAGCAATTTTAGATGTTATGACAGAATCTGCTGCAAGCTTATCTGCTGTAACGTTTAAATCAACTATTTTACCTGTCGAAACAGAGTTTACAGCTAACTTAGTATCTGTAACGCTTCCGCTAGCAATTTTATTTGTTGTAACAGAGTCTGCTGCAAGCTTATCTGCTGTAACGTTTAAATCAACTATAGAACTTGTATCAACTGAGTCATTAGATAACTTATCAGCTGTTACTGCGTTATTAGCAATTTTAGCTGTAGTTATAGAATCATTTGATACTTTTTGAGTATTAATAGCATTATCTGCAACTTTGTCTGATGTAACTGCTCCATCTGCAATTAAAATAGTTGTTATTGCGCCATTAGAAATGTTACTAGTGTTTACAGCACCATTAGCTATCTTTGTTGTAGTTACAGCATTGTCAACAATTTTAGCATTTGTTACAGTGCCATCTACTGGAATTCTTTCATCAGATAATCTAGTATCATTTGTGTATACTAAGTTTGCAGTGTTTGTAATTCCATGAACACTAACCGTATTTGATACGTGCTGATTAAATGTGCTATTTTCAGTTTTATTTGTTAATGCAGTATTAATATTACCTATTTGTGTTGCTATATTAGCAGCATAACTTTCATCGTCATTAATTGCTGCCGCTAATTCGTTAAGAGTATCAAGGGCACCTGGAGCTCCTCCAACTAAATTATCAATAGCTGTACCAACGAATGCTGTTGTAGCAATTTGAGTTGTATTTGTTCCAGCGTTTGCTGTAGGCGCAGTTGGTGTTCCAGTTAATGTCGGTGAAGCAAGGTCTGCCTTCAAGTCTAGTGCTGTTTGGGTTGCAGTCGAAACTGGCTTATTAGCATCAGAGGTATTGTCTACGTTACCTAGACCAACGTCTGATTTTACTATTCCAGTTGGAGTATTGATTACTGGAGAAGTTAATGTTTTATTAGTTAATGTTTGTGTACCAGTCAATGTTGCAACTGTAGAATCAATATCAAGGGTTATAGTGTTGTCGGCATCATTATAAACTTTATCTAAACCTACGCCAGCAACTATTGCATCATTTACAGAATCTTGCGAAACTTCTGCAAGCTCTGCTTTTGTGGCGATGACAGAAGTGTCGACTGCAACGGTAATTGTATTTGACCCATCATTATAAGATTTAGTAATACCTGTTCCAGCCACAAATGCATCGTTTATAGCATCTTGAGCAATTTCGCTAATTGCTGGTGTGTCTGATGCTACATAATCTAAAGATGTCCAGGAGGTAGCGCCATCTCCTACTTTTACTTTTCTAGTGTCTGTTTCAACACCCATTTCTCCCGCTGCTAAAATTGGGTTTGCAGAAGTCCACTGCGATGCAGTTCCTCTTCTTAATTGTAATCTTACTGTTGCCATTTTATTTTATACCCCTATATTAGAATTATACCACTTGCCTATTTTACTAGGAAATCACTCCTGAATCAAATGTTAGAGCAAATGATGAACTGCTTGGGGATCCGCCATCGGCAAATTTAGTAGCCTCAGTCACAACCCCATCTCCACCAACAGAATATATTGGCGATCCATTATAATCAATAGCCAAGTCAATATCATTGAATCCCATATCATTTGAGTCTGATATATCAATCCATTGTCCATTGACCTGAATTCTTAATTTATTATTATCTGCATTAAATGCTAGGGGCACTGAGCCTAGTGTAACCTGTCCAGATTGGACTACTAGATTATTCTTAACCTTAAAATCTCTATTTGTTGTTGCCACGAGTTCAATATCCCCCGAATTTTAGGTGGGGGATTTTGTGTCCCCCACCAATTATTATTTAATTATTAAACAAGAAGGGTGGCGTGAGCCATTACTTCTGTGTTGTTATTCGCTGGAGTTACACGAATTCTGACATTTCCGCTATCTATATCAGCATCAATAGTCATTAGTGATCCGTTTGTTGTTGTAATTCCATATTCATTAAGTGCAATATTATCTGAAGTATCTAATGTTGCTATTACCTCAGACACATGTGTGTGTGATCCATTTTTAGCCTTAACAAGTATCTTGGCTGTTCTATAATTTGTCTTATTCCAGCTTAGAACAGTTGTAGGTGCCGCTGTTACAATATTTCCTGTTGTAGCTGCAACTTGACGAGATACTGAATTTACATCAAGTGCTGTAAAGTCGGTTGTTCCGTCTAAAACATCGTCTAGAGCTGCTTGGGCAGTTAACTCTGCTGCTGTTTGAGCTGCTGATTCTGCTGCATCAACATATTGCTTAGTTGCTGCATGTAGGTTGCTTGAAGGATCTGCATGGAGTGTTAAAGCTCCAGTCATTGTATCCCCAGCCTTTGCTACCTTTTCTGCAAGTCCATTTGTTACTGTTGTAGCAAAGTTTGCATCATCGCCAAGTGCTGCTGCGATTTCATTTAATGTATTTAATAGATCTGGTGCAGAGTCAACTAAGTTTGATACAGCTGTATCAACATAGCTTTGATCTGCTATTACTGCAGTATTGACTGTAATTTGACCAGTATTAGAATCGTAAGAAATTCCTGTTCCGCCAGAAATTGCTTGACGGGCACGAGCATCTGTAAACCAAAGATTGACTGGTGATGCGTCTTCTTCAATGTCGTCTGTTCTTAATGCATCAATTGCGGTATTTGTATAAGCATTTGCATTTCCTTCTGCATCAGATGCTGCGCCATATGCATCATATGTTCCAGATGTTACATTAATAATTCCGTCTGCGGCACTATATGTAATTCCAGTTCCTGCAGAAATGGCATTTCTTGCACGTCCATTTGTAAAGTATAGATTTGATGCACCTTCTGAAACTCCATCTGTATTTGTATTTAAGCTAATTACACCAGTTGAGTTATCATAGCTAATTCCTGTTCCGCCAGAAATTGCTTGACGAGCACGAGTATTTGTGAAATAAAGATTTGCGTTTCCTTCTGCCAAATCATTTGTTGTAGAATCTGCTACGCCATTTTCGGCAGTAATTGTAAGACCAGCACCAGTGCCAGTAATTGTTATGTTTGTTAAATTAGCATTTGTTAATAAATCTGCAGCAGAAGTTTTTGCACGGGCATCTGTAAAATAT